ACAGCCTATCGCGTCAGCGGCGCGGCTGATGCTGGCGCGGATCTGTCGGGCGTCGATGTCGAAGATCTGGAAGGGCGGATCCGCAGCGGTGTTGATTTCCATTACACGACGCTCGAACTGACCAAGCGATGGGCGCTCGCGGGCATGGAGCACGACGCGGCGCTCGTGGCGCTGAACGCCCTATATGACGAAGCACGGCCCGCAGCCGGCGCAGCGCTGGGCAGATGGCAAAAGGCGCGCAAGGATGCGGAGCGCGCGCTGGATGGCGCGATGCGCAGGTTCAAGCCGCGAGATGAGCGCGCCGTCCTCGACGCACTGGCCGGGCTTTTAGGCGTCGAACCAGACCCTGAACTGCCGGTTGAAGATGACGAGCCCGCGCTGGATGCCGTGGCTGGGCATATGCCGCGCCCGCTGGACGAATATGAGCCGCGCCGCTGGCTGCTGGGCAATGTGCTGATCCGTCAATATGTGACTGTCCTGGCCGGATCCGGCGGGGGCGGGAAGACATCGCTCGCGATCGGCTGGGCGCTGTCGCTCGCGTCGGGCAAGCCGGTGATGGGCGAGCGCGTCGGCAAGCCGCGCCGGGTGCTGATCTGGTCGGAGGATCCGCCGGAAGAACTGGCGAAGCGCGTCGACGCGGCAATGCAGATCCACGGGCTGACACGCGCCGACATCGAAGACCGGTTGATCGTGGTTTCGATTGACGAACTGAAGATCACCATTGCGCGATTTTCGCAGGAACTGCGCGAGGTCATCGCGGTGGATGTCGATGTGCTCAAGCAGATCATCGTCGCGAACAGGCTCGATGTGGTGATGCTCGACCCGATCGCGGAACTGCACGAGCTCGAAGAGAATGACAACGTGCAGATGGCAAAACTCATGGGCATGGTGCGATCAGTGGCGCGCGAGACCAAGGCGGCGATCCTGCTGCTGCATCACGCGTCCAAAGCGTCGGTCGATGCAGGCAAGTCGCGCGCCGCAACAGCAACCCGGGGCGCGGGCGCCATCGTGAACTCGGCGCGCGTGTCGATGGTGCTCAACGAGATGACGGCGAAGGATGCGGAGGATCTGGGCATCCCAGAAGGCGAGCGCCCGCTTTACGGCGAACTGACACGCCCAAAGGCGAACATGGGGCCGCGCAGTTTCGGTGGTGATTACATCAAGGTCGAGGTGGTCGCGTTCGGCAATGGCGACGCAGACAACGACGAGGACACAGTGGCAGTCGCGACAGCGTGGAAGCCGTCGCCAGCGTCGCAGGCGGAACGCATGGGGGATCTGGTGGTCGCGGTGCGGGTGTTGCAGGATCTGCCCCCGCAGGAGCGCCGCACGAAGGGCGCATCGCGTGCGGATTACCCGGTGGCCAAGGCGCTGGGCCTAGATCTGGGCTATGAGAAGGTCAAGGCGGAACTGACGAAGGAGGAGAGCGCGGCGCGTGGCCGCGTGCTCAGCGTGCTGTCGCAGCTGGTCGGCATGGGCGCGCTGGAGGTGGTTGATTTCAAAGATACGGGCCCAAGCAAGAACAGCGGCAAGGCCTACGCGGTGACCAAAGGCGGGCTCGCGCTGGTCGAAAATATGCTTGATGGGGCGCAGCCATGAGGGCGCGGGAGGACAGAAGGAGGACAGAAGGAGGACAGAAAACTGTCCTCTCCCACGCGCCAAATCAGCGCGCCAGAAACCCATAAAAACAAGGGAGGGGAGGACAGATTTCCCTATAGTATTATCCTCTCCTCCCCTCCCTGCCCGTTGCCGGTATGAACCCTAAGGGGAAACCCCGCTAAAGCGGGGGTTACCCCTCCGGGGTTCTGGCCGATTTTGGCTTCCCGAACCTCTCAAAAGAAGGACTAAAAGATGGCGCGCTATTTAGGTATCGACCCCGGACTAAGCGGAGGGCTCGCGCTGGTCGAGACAAAAGATGGCGCGCCCCCGGCGTTCATCGCTGGGCTGCGTGTCCCGACGATTAAGAACCGCGGCAAGAACCTGATCGACGCGCGCATGCTGGTCGTATGGATGACGCAGCTGGGCCAGATCGACCAAGCAGTGATTGAACAGGTCGGATCCCGCCCCGGGCAAGGCACTGTCTCCGCGTTCACCTTTGGCCGGGCAACTGGCGCGGTCGAGGCAATAGCGCACATGATGGCCGACACAGTGATCTGGGTTACGCCCGCTGTTTGGAAACGGGATCTAGGGCTGGGAAAAGAAAAGCAAGGCAGTCTTGATCTGTGCCGCCTGCGGTTCGGTGAGGCCTTTACGTCGCAGTTCCGTGCGCTGGCTGACGACGGAGTAGCGGAAGCCGCGCTTTTAGCGTATCATGCGGCAGGATACCGGTGAGAGGCACGATGACCACAAAATTGAAAACTGTCCCGACAAAAGATCTGATCCCGTATGCGCGCAACAGCCGGACGCACAGCGATGCGCAGGTTTCGAAGATTGCGGCCAGCATCCGCGAGTTCGGTTTCTTGAACCCGATCATCGTCGACGGCAAGAACGGCATCATTGCAGGCCACGGGCGCGTTATGGCGGCCCAGAAGCTGGGTCTGGCAGATGTCCCGGTGATTGAGGCGGCGCACCTGACAGACGCGCAGAAACGGGCCTATGTGATCGCGGACAACCGCCTCGCGCTCGATGCCGGATGGAACAACGAGATGCTGAAGATTGAACTGCAAGATTTGGATCTTGCCGGGTTCGATTTAGGCCTGACCGGCTTTGATATTGGCGAACTTACCGCGCTATTTTACGAACCCGATTTTGCGCCGGGCAACGAAAGCGAGCAAGGCCGGTTAGATCAGCTTGCGCCTAAAATTGTGCAATGCCCACATTGCGCGCAGGAATATGATCTGAGGGAACATGGGCAAGGCTGACCTGCGCATAGACTGGGCGACACACGAAGCAGCAAAGTATGCCTGCGAAAACTGGCACTATAGCCAGTGCGTTCCTAAATCTAAACTATCAAAAGTCGGTGTATGGGAAGATGGGGCGTTCATCGGTGTGGTCATATACGGATGCGGCGCGACTCCAAATCTGGGTAAACCTTACGGGATGGCGCAAAACGAATGTATCGAACTAGTAAGGATTGCGATGCGGTCTCACCAATCCACAGTTTCTAGGATAGTATCTATTGCAAACAGATGGATGCACCGAGCAAACCCAAATTTACGGCTGATAGTTTCGTTTGCTGACCATTCGAAAGGGCATCATGGCGGTATATATCAAGCAGGAAACTGGGTTTACACTGGCCAAGGGTCTAGCGCTAAGTTTTACATGATCCACGGGAAACTGACCCACCCGCGAACATTAGGATCTGCTGGGCTGGTGCAGAACATTCATGGCGCACGAAACAGAGACGCGAACGCATCTGTTGTGGAAGTACCGGGCAAACACCGCTACCTCATGCCCCTTGACGAAGAAACGAGACAGCGTATCCTACCGCTGTCTAAACCTTACCCCAAGCGTGCGCAGCAGGCGATCAGTGGCGACCAGCCACCAGAGCGGCAGGGCAGCACTGACCCGCACGCTCCACGAGGACTAGACGCATGAAAACAGATCCCGCAAAACCGCAGGCGACGACTGAAAAACAGAACGTAAAAAAGACCGGACAGAACGGCGGCGCGCGCGAAGGGGCCGGCAGGCCGGCGTTCGTGCCCACCGCAGCCGAACGCAAACAGGTCGAAGCGCTGTCCGGTTACGGGCTCACCATCGAGATGATCCGGCATCTGGTGCGCGACGGCATCGCGATCGAAACAGTGCTGACGCATTTCCGCGCCGAACTGGACGCAGGCAAGGCCAAAGCAAACGCGCAGGTCGGCAAGCGGCTGTTCCAGAAGGTCATGGAAGGTGACACAACCGCCATGATCTGGTGGACAAAGACGCAGATGCGCTGGTCGGAAACGCAAAAGGTCGAGATCACCGGCGCGGCTGGCGGGCCGATCCAAACTGTCGATCTATCGAAAGTATCGACTGAGGCCCTCCTCGAACTGTCAAAGGCGATCGCAGATGCAACTCCCCAAGATCACGACGGCAGATCGCGACTTAATTGAGGCGGAACTCTGCCGGAGATCTGTGCTCTATTTCGCGCAGACGTTCTGGCCGGTGCTTGAACCCGGGCGGCAGCTGGTCACTGGGTGGCCGATCGAAGCGATTGCAGAACACCTTGAGGCGATCACCCGGGGCGATATCCGCAAACTGCTGATCACAGTTCCGCCCGGGTCAATGAAGTCGCTGTTGACGCGCGCGTTCTGGCCCGCGTGGAGCTGGGCAAAAGACCCGTCGCTGCGATACATCGGCGCGTCCTATGCTGAAGCGCTGGCGGCGCGCGACAACAGGCGCGCCAAGATGATCGTCGAGAGCCCGCTTTACCAGCGGCTATTCCCTATCGTGCGGCTATCTGATGACCAAGCGCAGAAAGTGAACTTCGCGAACACCGCGACGGGATCGATGATGGCGACATCGGTGCGCGGGCGCGCGACAGGCGAGCGGGGCGATGTGTTCGTCATCGATGACCCGCACAACGTGCTGGAGGCGGAAAGCGAGGCGATCCGGGGCGAAACGCTGCAATGGTTCCGCGAGGTCGTGCCCAGCCGCGTGAACGACCTAGATCGCAGCGCGTTCGTCACGATCATGCAGCGCGTGCATCATGAGGACGTGGCCGCAGCGGCCCTAGAACAGGGCTATGAGCACCTGTTGATCCCAATGCACTATGACCCGCCGCGAGCGCGCACGACGTCGATAGGCTGGCAGGATCCGCGCACGCAGCCCAATGAACTGATGTGGCCCGCGCGCTTCTCTGCGCAGGCGGTGGCCGAACTGGTGCAGACGCTCGGCCCCTACGCATCCGCCGCCCAGCTGGAGCAACGCCCGACGCCGCGCGAAGGCGGGCTGTTCAAGGTCGACAAGATCCAAATGCTTGACGCCGTGCCGGACGAGGACATCAACTGGTGCAGGGCATGGGATCTCGCGGCAACAGATGGCGGCGGCGCATATACCGCAGGCGTGCTGGTCGGCTGGCGCGTCGAAGCGCGCCGGGTGATCATCGCGGACGTCCGTCGCGCCCGGCTCGGCCCGGACGGCGTGCGCAAGATGGTCGAGAGCGCCGCAGAGTTTGACGGCGACGACGTGCCGATCTCGCTCCCGCAAGATCCCGGGCAGGCTGGCAAAGCGCAGGCGCGTGATTTCGTGGTGCGGCTGGCTGGGTATCGCGTGCGGATCGAACCGCAGAGCGGATCCAAGGAGACCCGCGCCGAACCGCTGGCGGCGCAGATGGAGGCGGGCAACGTCGACATCGTGACCGGTGCGTGGAACCGCGACTTCATAGAAGAGCTTCGACATTTCCCAAGATCGGTGTATAAAGACCAAGCGGACGCCGCGAGCTCGGGCTTTAACGCCGTCGCGCCGAAGCGGCAGAAGACGACCGGTCTATTCGCGATCGGTGATCATGTGGGCAACAAGGCGAGGCCGGTCTGATGAAAGCACCAATAAAATCAACTGCGACGCGCGAGCTGGGCGCAGCGGGCAATTATGGGCGCGATGATCAGCTGCGCCCCGATGAGTTCCTGCCGAAGCTGCGCGGGCTGAACGCGACGCGGACATTCCGCGAGATGAAGGACAACGACCCGACAATCGGCGCGATCCTGATGGCGTTCGAGATGCTGTTGCGCGCGGCGGAGTTTCGCGTCGACGCAATCGACACCAGCCCAGAGGCGGAAGAAGCCAAGCTGTTCGTCGAGCAGTGCTTCAACGACATGGAAGGGACTGTTGACGATTTCCTCGCCGAAGTGCTGACGTTCCTGCCGTTCGGCTTCTCGGTCTTCGAAGTGGTCTATAAGACCAGATCCGGGCGCATGACCGACGATCCGACGCTCTATTCGCAGTTTGATGATGGCCGCTGGGGCATCCGCAAGCTCGCGCCGCGCGCCCAGTGGACAATTGATAAGTTCCTGACCGACGAGAACGGCACGATCACGGGCGTGCGGCAGAGCGCGCTGTCGCTCAAACTCGGATCCGCCGATATCCCGTTATGGAAAATGTTGCACTTCCGCACCTCGACTGTGAACAACGACCCCAGCGGGCGCTCCATCCTGCGCAACGCCTTCACATCCTACCATTATGCGTCGCATATCCAGATGATCGAGGCAATCGCGGTCGAGCGCGAGATGAACGGCATCCCAGTGGGCAAGATCCCGTCCGAATATCTGGGCGAGAGCGCGAGCGCCGCGCAGCAGGGCTTCACCAATGCGTTCAAGAAGATCCTGCGCGACGTCAAGTTCAACGATCAAGGGTTCATCCTGATCCCGTCCGACGTTTACGAGAACGACGACGGCACAAAGACGTCGATCCCGATGGTCGAGTTCGGGCTGGTGACTGCCCAAGGATCGCGCGCAATCCCGACGGGGGATGTGATCCTGCGCCACCAGCAAAACATCGCGCGCTCGGTGCTGGCTGACTTCCTGATGCTGGGCGGCGGCGACACTGGGTCGTTCGCCCTATCCAAAAGCAAGACCGACCTATTCCTAGCGGCAGCAAGCGGGTATACCGAAGCAATCGCAGCGGTGCTGAACCGCCAGCTTCTGCCGCGCCTCTGGGAGATCAACGGGTTCGACCCGGCAGTCATGCCTAAGGCAGGCTTTGGCGAGATCGCGCCGGTGGATCTGGCCGAACTGGGCGCGTTCGTGCGCGACATCTCAGGCGCGGGAATGCCGCTATTCCCAGACGACGACACAGAAAACACGCTGCGGCGCGCCGCAGGCTTCCCAGAGAAGACAATCGACCCGGATCTGCTCGGGTCGCCAGATACGCAGATTGACGAAGGGGTTCCAGCATGAGGTTCCAAGTTTACCCGCGCGGCATATGGATCGCGATTGATGACTTTACTGTGGCCGCTATCGAAGCGTCGATGTCGGGCGAAACGATGATCGTGCACGCTCCGGGCTTGCAGTTTGCCGTGATCAACGGCGCGGAGTTCGTCGAGACCGACGCGTTTGCGCGCGACTTCATTGAGATGAGCCCGCAGCGGTGGATCCGCACTTCGGCGATCGCGTCGATCAAGCGGTTCGGTGACGAATACGTGCGCGTCATGTTGCAGGATGTGCGGCAATGCTTCGACCTATTCCCCGGCGACGACAATTTATACGAAGTTTATCACGCGTTCCGCACTAAACTGCCGCTTGGCTCGCCCGCTTTCGCAGATTTGGGCAGCATCTAATGAACGCCGCCATCCGCAAGATCACCGCGTCCGACGCCGTGGCCGTGTTCTTGCGGGCGGCAGAGGGCATGGATCCGAAGATTGC